ATGAAAGCAATTAAAGTCTTTATCGACGAAAGGGAGCAGTTTAAGATGCTGAACCTTATAGAAAAGTTCAACGGCCACGAGGATATTGTGGCTACGGGGACGGGGCAAACGGATTTTGTAGTAGCCACTTCTGGCGAATGTGCGATGGCTTATGTAAGGGCGGTTCTTGCCGGAAAATTGGATGATTGTACGATTGAAACTATAAAATAAAGGAGGAAAGGCACATGAAAGTGAATCGTAAGGCTGGAACTTGTAATAGTTGGCAGGAAATGGACATAGAGAGTCGTCAAGCTGTGTATTTGGCGGAACGACTGGTTGAAAATAAGCGTGGTGTGGTGGTTGGAAAAGAACATATCGGAAGTTGTACGTTGGAGGTATGTTACGGGTGTAACATTTCTAATACCCAAATAGATATAGTGGATCGTTATGGACTGACAGTAGCTTTTTACTCCAACGGTTATTTCTACGATAGCATTTCAAAACAGCGTGTGGAATTATTCTAAACAAAGAATAATTAGAACAGAATAATAACGGTATTTAAAAAGCAATAGAATATGAAACGACAAATAATAATCGACAGCGACGCAAGAAAGAGACTCCAGGAGGCATTTGGAGTTACCCGCGTTACGGTGTGGAAAGCACTCAACTATGAGAGCGACAACGAATTGGCCCGGAAAATCCGCTATACGGCCAAAAAGGAAATGGGCGGCGTGGAAATAAACGGTTCGCTTCCGGGTTTTGATACGACCCACCAAACGGCCGAAGGAACTATGACACAAACATTCGGTCCTCGTGTGAAAATCATATTGCACATGAATACCAACCGGCTGGCGGTATTGGTAGACGGCGAGGTTTGCCGGATTGAAGACGGGCTTACCCTTTCCGAATTTATGAGTGTACAAGGCGAAGTCTATAAAATGGCTCAGTCTTTACAGGGATAAGGAGGTTTGATATGGAATACTTCGGAAAAATATTATGTATTTCAAAAGAGGACCTGACAAGGGATGATCGCCCGATGGTAGGAGGCTATCAGATAGACGACATTAAAGCTCCTATTATGAGTGTAAGTTGCTACGATCAACTGGTTTATAGAAAGAAAATTCGAGTTATCCGAAAAGGCGTAGGTCGTGGTGTTACCGCATTAGTTTCAGTTGAGAGTCTCCCGGAGAAATATCGAAAAAGAGTAGAAGAAAAATACGGCAATATGCGCATGGAAATACTTAGACATTGGTTTTTGGTTCATTGGGTGGTAGACGATTCCGCCCGGACATTTTATACTCGGAAAAGCCTTGTTCTCGGTGATAATTTTGATTTGGAGAAACAGCAGGAATGTGTTCTGAATGCTTCTGCAATACAGGCTGTTCTTAGGCTGATGGACGACGTAAAAATGCAACGTGCCGTCATGCAGGGCGAACGGTTATGCTGGGAGGAAATGGCTGGTGCGATCAATTTCTATCAAGCCGAGTTCGGCCATACGCTCCCCCTTTCGGTAAACCGCTTTAAAAAGAAGGTTCTCGAATTTAAAGAGAAAGGCTACGAAGCCCTTATCAGCAAGAAGTTTGGTAACCAGAACACGCGCCTGGTGAACGTGAAGATCGAAAAGCTGCTTGTCAGTATCGCTGCACGTCCCAATCGGCCGTGGAACACCAGCGTTTGCGATATGTACAACCAGTTTGTACGTGGCGAGTTGGAAATGTTCAATCCGGAAACCGGAGAAATCTATAACCCGGCGGATTTTACAGATAAGAAAGGTAACCCGATAGAGTTAAGCCCTTCGACCGTTCAATATTATTTGACGTTGCCTAAAAATCAGGCCTTGATAGACAAACAGCAGATGAGCTGGACAACCTTCATGCACGAGCAACGCCCGCACGTCCATCGCGAATCACCCGAATACAGTTTCAGTAAGGTATCTTTTGACGACCGCGATTTGCCGCGCAAATTGAAAGACAGCAAACAACGTCCGAAGGCTTATTATGCTTATGATGTGGCAAGCCAGTGTGTGGTCGGATTCTCCTACAGCCGGAAAAAGGACGTGGATTTGGTTGTGGATATGTTTCGAAATATGTTCCGGCTGATAGAGCGTAACGGTTGGGGAATCCCGGCACAGGTAGAAGTCGAGAATCATTTAATGAGCCAATGGAAAGAGGGTTTTCTGGAAGCTGGGAAGGTGTTTAAGTTTGTCCGCTTTTGTGCCCCGCAAAATTCGCAGGAAAAATACGCTGAGCCACTGAACGGAGCCAAAAAGCGAAGTTTGGAACACGAACATCAGTTAGGTATTGGTCGGTTTTACGCCAAAAGTAAGAAGTACCGGACAGAGGCAAAGAAAGTGTTCGACGAACTAAATGATACTTACGTGGATAAACAATATTACACGTGGGAGGAATTGATTGCGGAGGACCAGGAGATTATTAGGTTATTTAATGAATCACTTCATCCGAACCAAAAAAAATATCCGGGGATGAGCCGTTGGCAGGTGCTTTGTGAACGTATGAACCCGAATTTACAACCGTACGATAAAGCCTATATAGCCCAATTTATTGGCGAGTGCGTACCGACCACTATCCGGCGTAACAGTTACTGCCGGGTGAATTATACGGATTATTGGTTGAGCTCTCCGGAGGTCATAGAGAAGTTATCCCCGAATAATTATAAGGTGGATGCTTACTATATACCGGAAGAGGACGGTAGCATAAAGGACGTGTTTATTTATCAGGACGGGAAACAGATCGACACGTTGGTTGATATGGGGCGGTTCAATACTGCTGATGTGGAACAGACTGAGGAAGATAAGCGAATTTTAGGTAAACAGATGAAATATATCCACGCTTTTGATGAAATGATGGTCCGCAACGGCGTTACCCCCGTCGGCACCTTGAAATCGGAATCCGTCAAACAGATAGCCTCGGCACCGGTTAAGGCAGTGAAGATACCGAAAACAGAGGAGATTGACTACTTAAATTATTTCAAAGGCAAAGATTACACCCGTATCGGACAAGATGCGGTTTAAACAGCATTATAAAACAATTCAAAAAGCATTATAACATGGAAGTAACGAAAGAAATAAAAGACCGTATATTGGCCGCTATTCGTGTCAATCGTGAGAATTATCCGAGTGACAACAAGCACGCTGCCGCATTGGGTATTTCAGCAAGTGTGTATAACTCTTTAAAAAAAGGAATAACGGATAAACAGGTAAGCGATACGAACTGGATTTGCCTTGCTCGCCGGTTGAACGTCTCTTTGCAGAACGAAATCGAATGGAAAGTCGCCGAAACTCCGACTTTCCTGTTTATCACAGAACAGCTTCGCACTTGCCAGGAAAGCGGTGTGTCTGCCCTGCTTTGCGACCTTGCCAATATCGGAAAGACATTCACGGCACGCGCCTATGTTAAAGCACATCGCAACGCTATCTATGTGGATTGCTCTCAGGTAAAGAACAAATCACGCCTGATCCGCTTTATCGCCAAAGAGTTCGGTGTAAATAACAACGGCCGGTATGCAGACGTGTACGATGACCTTTGTTTTTATCTCCGGACGTTGGAACATCCGCTTATCATATTGGACGAGGCCGGAGACCTGCAATATGACGCTTTTCTCGAACTGAAAGCCCTGTGGAATGCTACTGAACGCGGTTGTGCTTGGTACATGATGGGTGCCGACGGGCTTCGGGCAAAGATCACTCGCTCCATCGAAAACGAAAAGATCGGCTATACGGAAATGTTCTCGCGCTACGGCGATAAGTTTAGTAAGGTAACACCGGACGATGGCAAAGAACGTGAAGTATTTCTGAAGGCGCAGGCGGCTATGGTGGTCAAGGTAAACGCCCCGGAACGTAACGATATCATGCAGATTGTAAATCGTACCGGCGGAAGTCTCCGTCGGGTTTACACCGAAATAGAAAAGTTAAGAAAGGGGGGGGAAGCATGAAACGGGCCTATTCCCCAACAGAGGTGCAACAGATGAACATTCCCAGTTTTCCATTCGAGGGGAAATGGGAGGCCGCTTTCGGACATCCCGATCGTACAGGTGTATGGATTATTTGGGGTGAAAGCGGTAATGGAAAAAGCAGCTTTGTGATGCAATTGGCAAAATACCTTTGCCAGTGGTGTACGGTAGCCTATGACAGCTTGGAAGAAAGTACCGGCCTTTCGTTTCAGAACACTTTGAATCGGGAGCGCATGGAGGAAGTGAATTACAAGTTCAAAATATTGGACCGGGAACCAATGGATGACTTGAGTGAACGTCTTTTGAAACGTCGTAGTCCGGATGTGGTGATAATAGACAGTTTTCAATATACAGGATTGACTTATGCTGCCTACAAGACGCTCAAAGAAAAACATCGGAATAAGCTGCTGGTATTTGTCAGTCACTGCGAGGGTGAAAAACCGGAAGGACGTGCGGCGAAGAAAGTTGCCTATGACGCAGACATGAAAATATTTATCCGAGGATTCCGTGCCGTGTGTAAAGGAAGGTTTATCACCCAGCCTGGCAATTCTTATATAATTTGGGAGGAAGGTGCCGCCCAATATTCAATGAAGTAAAAATCGTAAATCATGAAATTATGGATGAAGTGATAGAAGCAATCGTAAACGACGCGGTGGAAAGAGCAACGGCCTTTTCCCCCGGCGACCAATCATTCATTTACAGTGAGGTATCAGACCGCCTGTCGGATTTATCGCATACGGCACTGATGACCGAGTACGGATTTAAAGAGGAGGATTTCGAATGAGCAGGAACTACGCACGTTTTTATATCCTCTTGAACCGTCTGCCCACGGAGGATAAGGACGAGTTGAAAGCCTCGCTGGTCAGCCAATACACCGGAGGACGCACCGAATCGCTCCGGGAAATGACCGTTAACGAGTACGACGCCATGTGCGAGGACATGCAGCGTATGGATGAGAATTACAAGGCGCGGGAAATCTACCGTGAGCAGCTGCGGCAGAAACGCTCCACGGTGCTGAAGTTGATG